CTGGTAGACCAATGCCGCCTCCGAATGCACATACCGGTTCGGTTCCTATGCCGCCATATCCTGGTCCATGCCAAAATGACCCGGTTCTTGAAGCTACGACCATTCAGAATATTGCAATGCTTCGAAACTACATCAAGCTCATGCTCGGTAGTCCGGTTATCTGTGTTGAAATTTCGGATGAACAGCTGAACTATATTATTGGTGACTGTATTCGTTACATTCAGAGATATTATTTCAGACAGGGTAACTACCGCGATTACCTAGTTCTTGACCTTATTCCTGGTTGTACACACTATAAGATTTGTCAGGAATTGGAATCTGTAGTTGACTTCGCTACTGCAAACTGGCTTGGTGACATTAACGAGCTTTTTACGCTCCCGCATAACGCACTTTACGATTCGGTTATGAGCATGAACGCTTCCTCGATTTTCCGTGGTTCCTGCTACGGTAACAGTGCTGGTTTCGGTGACGTTCTCGGAAGTTGGAATGCTGCACTTCAATGGCTTGAACAGGCTAAAATGGAATTTGGTGAATCTTATCAGGTTCGCTACAACGAGAAAGAAAAAGAACTTTCAGTTTGGCCTACTCCACGTCACTCGTGTAAGGGAATTATGGAAGTTTATAAGAAACAGAAGTCTGTAAAAATTTTCAACGATATTATGTTCCGTAAGATGGTTGTCGCTCGTGCAGGAATGGTCTGGGCAAATGCACTCAGAAAATATACCTTGACTATCGCCGGTGGCGGTCAGTTGAACGGTGATTCTCTTTATGCCAGCTATAAGGAAGAATACGATTACTGCCTTGAAAACATCCGTCTTGAATCCCCGAACGGAGAGTTCTGGATTTCGTAATTCTGAATATATATCCAAATATAGAAAAACCTGGAAAAACTTCCAGGTTTTATTCTTTTTTATAAAAAATTCAAATATAAACGTTATTTTTAATTTACGCAATAAAAAATTTTACTTATATTTGAATAAAAATTTTTACATAGAAGACCAAAGTAACAGTAACGAACGTCAATCCAATGAGTGTATCGGCAATGTCTTTGGCCGTTTAGGATTATAAGGTGTATATCCTACACTATGATCGGGCAGAAGCCATGACCAGTTAGAAGCTAATGGCCGTAACCGATAACGTTCCACCACTGAAGTATTTATAGCACTAAATACATATAGCCGTCATCGGTTGTATTGAATGTAGCTCGGAGTACAGGATGACCAGCCCGATAAATCAATACATAAATCCTCTTACTGTAAAAAGTACAGAAACCTGGCTAAGGCTTACTGTACAAAAAATTTAAAAATTATATGAAATGATTCATCCAGGCAACGCCTGATAGGGTGCTTCGCACCCATAAAACGCTGGCTTGCCAGCTGTGGGCGCATGCGCCCGTTAACTGATGTTTTATAAATATAGATATGGGTGTATACGATTTAACTAATAAACTTGGAAGACCTACACGCGGAAATCTAAGATCTATATGGGATAACGATTTCTATAATCAACCACCTGCATTAGAATGGACCTTTAAGGCAGTATTTAATGATTTTATCAATTTTAAAGCAGGAGAAAATGTATTATTGGGTCAAACCGAAATGGAAACGCTTAATAAGGCAGTTGTTTCCATTAGTATACCTGAAAGAAAAGTAAATACCGCAGATTTATTTTATGGTGGTCTTAATTTCAAAATTCCTACCCGTGCAGAAAATGCTGGTACGTTGACAGTTAAATTCAATGAAGATAGTCTTTATCGCATAACTACGATACTTGAAAAGATTTATCATATTCAATCATTAAACAAATATTATTACCAATCAAATTCGATTCCAAATAATGCTGCACCGTATTCTTATGGAACAGATACAAATGCTGATGGTGATAAGCTAGTACCTAATAAGGTAGCTGATAATAAAAATGACGTTTCAAACATAAATACGAAACCAGGTATAATATCAGTAAAAATATTTAACCAGCATAGAGATCCGTCAACTAATTCCATGGGACTTAACGACGGTGATAAGGGAGATTACTTCAAGCAGTACAAATTCTATGAATGTAAGCTGGTATCTATTCCAGGTATTTCATATAATTACGAAAGTGACGACACTATTCAGCGTGAAGCGATATTTACCTATAACTGGATGGATTTCAATACGAAATACGATACAAAGGAATTCTAGGAATAATTTATGCCAAACAGTATTTTCATAAACGAGAACTTTTTCAACATGTCAGACCCGCAACCTGGCTGGTTATTCCATGTATTTTTTTATAAGTCTACCGGTACGTCAAAAATTGATGATGACCATCTTATTGCAGAAACAGCAACGTTGCCGAAGTTTGAAACGACAACTGTTACCAAAAAGTATTTTGGTTCTGAAAAAACATTCCCTATCGTTAGAACATACGGAACTGACATCAGTTTCAGGTTTATCGTACGTGCAGAACCGTCAGATAATAGTCAGTTGTTTTCTATCGCACAGATTAATTCTCGTTGTCTAAAAGATTTGATGGCTTCAGACGGTGTAAGCTATAATAAATCTACAATTTATCCGGTTCATCCGGAACATGAAACCTATTCTTCACGTGTAGGTACATCTGAATATATTACAATCGATAAAATCATAGTCATGTTGAAAGACAGAACAGGCGAAGCAAACCAGTCAAGTAACTTTAACGGGGAATTCCACTTCGAAAACTGCGTTCTTAAAAACCTTGACTTTGAAAGCGATCTTGACTATAACAGTGAAGATATTGTTAAATGTAAATTAACGTTCCATTCCGATATTTGGACATACCATATTAATAAGCGTGAACCTAGTGGAAATCTTAAGATTGTACCGCAGAAGAAAACGATTGCCAACAGTATATCTCAGATGGGATTGGTCCCAGCAGACTTCTAATTACCATCCGTCAAACGGGTCATAATATTTAGGATTATCTTTCGGTTTTCCGTCATCATATTCGACCATCGGATCCGGATATTCATATGCTACATGGCTATGAACGTTATCTTTTGGTTTATCGTCTTCAGTAGTATCTTTGGGTAAATCCTTGTTGATTTCAAGAATATCGCTATCAGGACCTACTTCAGATGTAGAATGACCGGTAGAAGCTTTCTCGTCAATATCAAATATCTCGTCGAGTTCGCTAAACGTTCTGAGCTTGTCCATATTGTCCTCATTAAGGTTGTCAATATCGACATTCTGGTGTGTATTTCTCCAGATTCTCAACGTGAACGTATAGGTAATCGGGCTAGAAAGGAATGACGTTCCTTCAGCGAAAGTTTTGACGTTGATTACCTCATAGAAAAGGTCCGAATATTCGAGATAAATTATATCGCCGATTTTAGGAACTTCTGAATTGTACTTTATCTGGTTTGTTCCATATTCATATCTTGAAGCTTCCATAAAATGCTGAATCGTACACATGCAGGTGATAACTTCGTCATAAGTCATACCTTGGAGAGTATACGTTTTCTGATATGCAGGCAACTGTTCCGCATACATCTTCAAGGTGAATCTTCTCCTTACGTTTTCAAGAGGATCTTCACCATAAAGTCTGTCCTGTTTTGTGGAAATATCCTTGATATAATACTGTACTTCGAAACCGAAATTACCAAAAACTTCAGAAGTTAATGATGACATTAGAGCGGCTTCGGCAGCATAACAGTCGTTATTCTGACTATCGAAAAATTTAGGAGCTGTCCAGTCCTTATTTCTGATTGAACAACCTCCATTTTTAAACAATTTTGCGAATTCTGCAGCGTAGTCTCTTGCCATAACATATTTATAAATATATGTAGAGGTTTAAAATGTCTAGAAAATATATTATTGAAGCATCCATGCCGCTGAAAGAAAGACTTCAGAAGTTTGCGCTCGCAAGGCCAGACCTCGGCAAGAAGATTGCATTACAGATTGTCGGATTGCTTTCCGATCAATTAGCTGAAGATTTTTATGTTGACTACTGTCTCGTTAATGATTTGTCGCCTGAACTCGACGATGATGACAATACTAAGGACAGACTTATTCGTTTCATTACCAAGGATGTTTTTCTTACCGAGGATGTTCTTCCGTCGCTTATCCAGTATGTAGATGATGACGTTATCGAAACCGTTATTGACTACTATGGCTATCGCAAGATGATGGAATCTGTAATGATTGAAGGAAAAGTCGGACGTACTCTTGGAGCCGCAGCGATTGTAGCCAGTAGCTTGTTTGGAAAAGCCCAGGCAGCTGAACCAGTTTCCGTAGACGTTCTTCCTAAGAATATCCAGGTTGAATATTCTATCGACCAGGACCAACTTGACGCTCAGGCCATTAATGACCTCAGCAAGAAGATTAAGACACAGATTGTTACTCAGTGGGAAGGTTTCGGATATGACAATACCGAAATCACCAAGACCAAGGCATGGAAGAACGTTCTTGTAATTCTTGATACTTTGGATAAGAATTCTCCTGACCTCGCAAACCTTTTGCGTAAAAATATCAACGTTGACCTTCATAAGAAGATGGGTATCACTCCGACGCTTTAAGGAGAATGTATGGAATTAAACGAAGCAATTAAAATTCTTAAAGAAAATGAATATCTGGTAGAAAATACTCCTTGGCATTATCTTGAATAGCGAAGAGGCTGGACTGGTCAACCTAATAAAATTAAAAAGGAGATTTTAAAATCTCCTTTCTTTTTTGGCTATGTCCATTTTAAAAGCACCTCATTGGACTAGTGCGATAAGTTCCGGTGGAATACAGATAGTGTTTCCGTTCGGTTTTCCCCAGTACAAGAACTCGTCCAGATTCGGGTCCAGTTTGGTGAAGTCATTTGGATTGAGAGTTTCCACAATGACCCTGAGTATGACTGAATTGCGATGGAGTCCGACCCAGGATGTTGGGGATTCGGAAAGATAAATGCACCAATGCCCACTATGTCCCCCGATTAAACCGGTCTTGAGAATGTTTCTAGCGTTTACAGGTGTAGTTGCATGGTAGAGACATCTTGGAACTGATTTTATACGCATTTGATGGTCTCTTTTTTAAATCATGTCTTCGAGTTTATTTTTCATTTGGTCGAATGATTTGAACTGAATTACTTGACCTCCGGCTTCATTGAACATCTCACAGTTCTTTTCGTAGTCGTCGATTAACAAGGAGTCAGGTTCGGCATAATAAGTTTTTTCCTTACCGCCGTTAACAATTAACAAATGGTGCTTGTCAATACCGACATTTTTCTTAAGCCAGTTCATACGACCGACCTTGCCATCCTGTGCACGAACGGCTGTAAGAATATACAATTCGATTTCCAATTCTTTAGTAAGCTTTTTCAGATAATCGAGACACTGCTTTCCTTCCGCAGTCCATTCTATTTCTTCCCAGAATTTAGGGCCAGCACTGTGAATGACATTCCAATCGACCTTTGTACCTTCGATACAGTTATATCGTTCACACTGTCCTCTAAAATCGGCAAGAACGCCGTCGACATCTAAAAATATTTTACTTACCATAGAGTTTTCCTTATTAATCATCAAATTCATCAAAGCTATGACGTGAACGCTTTCCAGAATTACGGTTAAATTTATTCTTGTTACGTTGGAACTTATCAGGTTTTACATCTTCAATCGGCTGAAAATCTTCTTGTTCTTCACCAGCAATATCAAATTCATCGAAATACTTGCTGAATAGGGATCTACCGAATTCCTTAGGCCATTTCTTGACAATCCAAGCGTCTTCGATGTCACCGGTATGTTCTTCCATAAACTGGTCGAACTGTTCAACTGGAATATCGTAGCCACAGCAGCAATCCCAAACGGCATCACGT